GGGGTTAAAGGGCACTGGAGGCAGTGCCCTTTACCCCCGTCATGCTCATTAAAGCGTCTAAAGCTGTATAACCAGCCTCTCTGTATGGTGCTACGTCACCTCTGGCTAAGTCTCTGGATTCCTCAGCAAATCTTATTTGTTCTGCTGCCCCCTTCTCCTGTGCCTGAGTGGCCTTATCAGTAGACCTTTTTTGTACCGCCGAACCAAATATATTCCCAAGAAAATCAAAAAGACCCGGCCCCTCTTCTCCCTTTAGAATATGTTCTTCTTCATGTTGTTTGACTTTGACCTCAATATCTTTAGGCAAATCCTTGCGTATGAGAATCTTGTCTTCTTCTGGAAAGGCATAGCCTAATGCTTTCTTGAAGCCGGTTTGCTTCTCCATTTCTCTTTGAGAGACACGTTGTAAAACTGTCATGCAATCAATTCCCTTTGATTATGAACTTGTAACGAGTGGGGCTTCGCTGGCTATTGACATGCTACCTGTTAATGGCAATGGGTTGACCACGATTGATCCACCCGTCACTGTAATACTTGCTGTGCCTACTGCTCTTATGTGGGTTATCTCTGCACTCGGAGCGATACCGGCAATGGTTACAGCAACTGTAGAAGCTGCATCTGCGCCAAGTAAAGTTGTCGGAACCCTGTTGATGTTATCGACAACACCACCAGTCCTTCTATAAAGCTGATCTAAGAACCTCCACCACCTGGGGGTGATTCTTCCTTCAGCATCTATGACTGGTTCAAACGGACTTGGCTGATTAACAAAAACCGGGGTAGCCCGTGGGATATCAATAGTGGCTGAATCAGCTACAATTGAACCATCTTCTGCTCGTACCGTTCCAGTTTGAGGGGAAGGTGCAGGTGGGCCGGTTTGTGTTCGATCAATTACGGGTTCGCCGTTAGGATGTGTTACAAGAAACGGCATTAACGCTCACCGTAGAGTCTTGCGTAAGCTCCCTTTAATACCATTGGATTAGGACTCCACGTTCTGAATTTGAATATCCAGTTACGCGCATGACCTAACCTTCGCCAGATAATTCTCTTATCGTATTCCCCCGCTTCACCCATAGACCTTTCAATCTCATCTGAGAAAGTATGTCCACCATCTTTAGAATAGGACAACCACATGGATGTATCGGTAGAGCTATTAGGATCGCCAATACCTTCCTGCATATCCAACTGCAAGGCAGAGATTCTTATTCGTTGTTCTTCTTTTGTCAGGATTGGGGTTATTCGCTCTCTTGGAATCCTGGTCCCGCTAATAGTCCCAACTGAGGTGTCAAGCACATATATGTTACCATTGCTAACATCTCCGAATAAATGCTTGCCAAACGCGAACACATGACAGTTATATTTTTCTCTATTCGGAAACACTCCGTCAATAGTGTGTCCACGCTGATGCCACTCTTTGGTAGAGGCATCGTAAACCTCAGTTACCTTGTGAGAGGGAAAGGTAAAGCATATGAACTCATGGCCCTCATGTTGATAGACATAACTAAAGGCGTTTGAGAAGGTCGTATAAGTAGATAGTCTGAAGTTGACTTCGGGTGTAGAGATTATCACTGGTCGATAACCCTCACCCAACACAGCAACCAGTCTATCCCCTCTCTGGTTTTCAGTCAGCCAGCAAATGCCATTGTCAAATCGACTAACGGCATGTGGAGAGGCTAAACCTGTTTGTGTAGAGCCACCCTGGTATCTTTGGAAAGTATTGTCTGGATCTCCGGCGTTATACCAAATCTCCAATGTCTTCTTTCCAAAAAGAAACAGTTCCCTTCTATCTGATGCCACAGCCTGCATGATGTCAGGATCACCCTCTGCTGTAGCAAAGTCATCAGAGTCAACAGTCGTACCGTCATACAGCGATGTTATATAGAAACGGTCAGTGTCCTTGACATTGAATACAAAATAGCCATCAAGGAATACGGTTGTCTCTGCTGCGAAGTCTGTATAGCCTGTTAGGGTAGATGTGGTGTTATCGTAGATGTACCTCTGAGTACCATCCACAATATGTATCTGTTGGTTGGCGCTTGTTCTAACCCCGTTATGCGCCATCGAAACTCTGCCGGTAGAAGTATTCAGAGTACCCCTTGATGTAGCGGTTCCGGCGCTGTTAATCTCATACAGGGTATCGCCAATAACAAAGAAGGCATTACCGTTGTATTCAATACCGCCTCTTACTCCTGCTGTCTTGGGGGTTACAAGTGTGGTACAGCCATGCGTACTGACAAGTGAGGCACCGTTCTTACCAATCTCTGGAAACCAGTTGATGGCAATGGCGGGAGAGATATTGGATGATCTACCGGCTTCTGTGCCACCTACGAGCGGGACTTCCATTATCGGTCATAGTCCAAGGTTAGTATGACTGAGGAATTTTCCGTGTCATACGCCAATGCCTCTTCTAACTCAAATTCAGCCTCTTGTTTTAATGCCCTGCGCTCTGGTAGTGGCAAGCCATACTCAGGAGCTAGTTTATCCGCCAAGCCGTAAATAAGCGCCTGCCCCCATTCAATCGGGAACTGTGGGTTATCAGATGCGGCATCAAAGTCATCGGGATAATACTGAACACTCATTATCAGCTTATCCCAGTTCGCCCCACCATCAACAGGCCATACATATAAAGTCCCGGTAGTGAGTGTAGGCTGATACCAAATCTCAACCGGAGGGCCGGAAGAATCTTTATTGGACTGGCGCATATATTCAGCCTCACCAATAATAGAAACTTCTGAATCTATGTCGTTTTTGTCTCTTCTGTAGGCATAGACGATCTTGGTTGGTCGCCCTGCTTTTGTCGTGTAAGCATAGACTTTCTTGCCTGAAGCAGCCGCAGAAGCAAGACCGGATGTGATGGTAACCGATGTCGAGCTGACAACAGAAACGATTGTCGTCCAGTGGATTGTGTTGTCATCGAGCTTCACTCCTATAAAATCAGCAGCAGTCATGCCGCTGGATGAGGAGACGGTCAAAGAAGCTGATCCTGATGTTACTGCGCTGGTTAGCGTAGTCTCTCCGGTAATCGTTCTCGTAGCATTAGCCGTACCCAGGGCATAAGACTTTTGATCCGCGACAAGAAACAAGGTTATCTCATCCCGTAACCAAATATCAGCACCACGTACTACCCACGCCTTAACCATGATGTTAAGGGCATTAGCAGCCGCAGCGGTTTCATCGCCCGGTACAGCCTCACCCGCGTCATACTCCCCTGTTTTTCTAAGGGCAGCTTCTATTATTGTTGCGCGGGTGATGGCATAGTCTTTACTACCAGAAACAGCCATTATGTCTTCTTAAACTTTAGGAAGATGCTCCCGCCATCCCCAGACGCTGTATAGCCGGTTGTGGTAAACATTACATCACCAGTTGAACCAGTTCCGCTGTTGTCCTTGATTCCACCAAAACGCCTGTAATCCTGCTTAATGGGTTCGTCTGATGGGATCTCTACCAAGTCAACATTAGAGGTTGCATCCCAAACGAGCTTGCATGAGAAGCCTGTCAAAGAAGCCTCAATGCCTATTAGGGTTAAAGCATTAGCTCCAAGTGCATTACCCTCGGCGTCAACAAAGTCTGAGACATCCACTAACTTAACAGCAGCAGCGTCACCACTGGTTCCGGCAATTGTGTATTTCAATATAAGATTACGCGGGCCATCATTGATAACCTGCTCTGTGGCAGTAGCTGCCATAAGTATTCTCCTAAGCGTTCGTTACAACTACGATGTCACTGGCTATTGTCATGCTACCTGCTGATGGAATCGGATTAACCTTCACGGCCTGACCAGCTATTGCTATAGATGCGGGTGCGCCTACAGCGATTGGATTGTAGAAACCGAATACTGTAATTGACTGTCCAGCAAGGGCCATTGAGCCTGTGCTTGGCTCACCCTCAAGCGCAGCAATTGCAGCAGATCGTGATTTCTTCTTGAACTCAAGAATTATGCTGCCGCCATCACCAGCAGTACCATATCCAGTAGTTGTATAGACTACGTTGCCTGTAGGAATGGATGCGTTGTTTACAACACCGCCAAACTCTGAGAAGTCAACTTCGCCCTCACCATTGGTGAGTTGAAGCAAATCTACGTCTGTTGCGCCTTCCCATGCCAATTTAGCTGACATACCAGAAAGCGACCACTGCGCTCTTTCAAGTCTGTAGCCGCCAATACCGATGTTGGAATCAAGAGAGGATATATCTACAAGCGTATCTGCCGTAACATCCCCAAAAGGCGCTACGCCATCAATCGTATATTTGAGTACCAGATTGCGCGGGCCATTTGATATGACCTGCTGTGTAACCGTTTGTGTCATCCTTGACAACCTCTATGAACTCGTCATCTGGAAATGCGAGCGTTTCAATTCTTGGCTTAAAGGCATAACCATATAAGCCGTACTCCATTGCAATAGCATTGCTGCAATGGTACTGATGATGACTACCTTGAAATGTATTAACTGTTACTCCGCGTGACTGTGCAACACCAATCCACTTAGCTGTGGATGAGGTCATTTCGGGAGCAACTTTATCCAAATTATCTACTCCGAATAGATCAATTGAGGTAAAGCCGTCCATGAGCGCGTGTGCGATCATGTAGTCAGGGCTAGAATACATGGCTATGCCTAAAGGCAACCCAAACTCCTCCACACAATCCTCAATAGGGAAACGCTCGGCTGTAGGCCAGTCGTTATAGACCCTAGAGGTTATAATTCTCTTTTCGTATTTCTGTAGGCTTTTTGCCAATTCTTCGCCAGAATAAACAGGCAGTCTATATACTAAGTCATCCATGACATAGAGCCTGTCTATGTCCTGACAGTCAGGAAAGAAGGCCATGCCATTCAAAGCCCACACCTGATCGTAAGGGTTTTTGTATTGATCGCCACCCTTACCCGGATACTGCTTAAGACTTGCGCCCAAGGCAAGTATTGCTAATCTCATTCTATTTCCTAGCTAAAGGCCCCTACTACGCCGGGGCTAGGGCTATGATGTTACGAGAAGGCTGGATTCAATGCCCCTGACTTATCGGCTGCATAATCAAGTATGCAATAGTTCTGGATAAGACCTAATCCCGAAGAGGCTTCGACCAACAAACCATCGCCACCGCCCGTATCTTTGTGATGAGCATAATTGTCATACACCAAGCCAGTACAAGTACCAGCAGCACTGACCATTACGCCGCTCGAAGTATCTGTGCTTGGACGGTTTATAATGTTTCTGGCAGCATGGAAATCAGTTAAGGCAACTGCGGAAGTTTCAGCAAGAGCTGGTATGCCAGTTAATGCCGCCATCGTAACCTGATTATCCATCAGGCGGACATGGACAGCGGCTGCACCAATATTAACGAAAGTAGTACCAGCGGTTGTACCAAGACCCTGAACCACATTGTTCCTGAGATTCAGCCCGTCAAACGAGTTGGCTGTTGCATTACCCTTAAGCAGGATCGCAAAATTAAGAATGCTTGAAGTATCCCTAAATTCACATCTCTCAAAGGTAAAGTCTGTTGGAGTAGCTGTTCCTGTAGCTGTGAATGCAGCGACAAGAGCCGCTTTATTTGCAACAAACAGGAAGTTTATGACGCTTACATTAGCCGCAGTAATCGGAATGTTTGCGTCTGTACCAGTGCTTGTGTATGTAATGGTTGGTCGCTTTGAACCAGCACCAAGACCAACAAGAGCGATACCAGCTACATCCAAGACGATGCCTGTAGCGCCGGTTAAGGTTTGTGTATAACCGGGCATGACAGCAATAATATCGCCGCGACTAGCAGTACATTTGCCAACAGCGTAATCAACGGTAGAAAACGGTCTTAGGTAAGTACCGGCGTTAGAGTCTGATCCAGCTACTCCCTTGTCAGGAATAACGGTTGAGTTATTTACCCAGAATACTTTTCCTGGATAAGCCTGTTGTAATGGGATGTCACGAACTGTAACACCACTTAATGGATTAAAATACATAGTGACCTCCTTATATCCTTAACGGATTAACGACAGGGGAAAAATTAGCACCAGCGGTAAGTGAACAGTAGTTCTCAGCGAACCCCAAATCCATACCTGTAGATGCCAGCAGGCCATTAGCGCCTGAGGAATCTAAGTGCCACGTATAATTATCATATACCATACCAGTACTTGTACCAGAGCCACTGAACAATACACCGTTAGCGGTATCTGTACTTGGACGGAATACTTTATTTCTGCCAATCTGAAGATCAAGCATCACCTTATTGCCAAAAGTAGCAAGAGCAGGCGTTTGGTCAAGTGCGGGTGTAACGATTTCGTTATCCATAAGCCGGACATGATCCGATGCTATGATAACCTTAATGCACGTAGTTAATGCCGTTGCATCAAGAAAGTGAACCTTATTTTTCAGGAAGTTAAATCCGTCCAGACTATTAGCAGTTGCATTACCAGTTACGATTGCGGTAAAGCTATCGTCAACAAGCATGTCCCTGAACTCACAATTTTCAATTGTAAGATTCTTGGGAGTGTTTGTGCTGGTTGCTGTAAATGTAGAAGCGCAGAACTCTACGCTTGACTGGAACAAGATATTCGTAATGCTCATGTTTTCAGCAGTAATAGGAATATTGCTTCCTGTTGCGCTGAAAGTGAGTGTTGGGCGAAGCCCACCAATACCAAGACCTACGATTGCAATACCAGCCACATCCATGAGAAGGCTTGTAGCATTGGCAATCGTTTGGGTATAACCGGGTGCCACAATGATGATGTCACCACGATTTGCCTTACACTGACCAATGGCATAATCAATCGTCTTGAATGGACGAAGGAAAGAACCGTCATTACCATCTGATGGACTAATGTCAGCACCATCAGGTAATACGGTTGTATTGCTTACCCAGAAAACACTTCCTGGGTGAAGCTGTTGTAAGGGAAGCCCTCGGATTGTTACACCTTGAGCAAACCCATTTGGAAAATTACTAGCCATAATTATTTCCTGTAAAACCCCTGTGGGGTCACTAATCGAACTTTTTACAGTTCAAAAGAAAAAGCGATGGCCCGGCTTGTTACGGGCAGGAATGATTCGCACACGCATCGCTTAGATTTGTTACGCGCCAGCAGAACTATACAAAGTTCTCCAGTCACCCCAGAAGGGGATAAAGCGCATGTAGCCCTTAGCTTTTGCATTGTCTGTATCGAAGTCTGTGTCCTTCGTAAATTCCACAGGCTCACGATCAAACCAACATAAGCCATCAGAGCAGTTAGTCTTGAGGAACCATTGGTCGCTATCTGTCAAATAATTATTGACAACGATTTCAGGTATCACGCCTAACAGCTTTAGAGCGTTTGGATCATTGTCTGCGGTAGCAACCCGAAGGTTTGACTTCAGAATGCGCTGGGAGTCATAGATCAACGCCGTTGGCACAACTAGACGCTGGATATCAAGGGAGATTTTCAGCCCTTTGAAATCTACTGCGTCTAGAATCTGAATTGTCAGGTCTTCAATTGAAGCCTCAGACAAGTCGGCTGGTGTCGAGAGAATGTTGGACTGGTCGCCGCTCACCGTGGGGTGAGAGGTAGAACCAAGTGCTTTAGAGTCGCCACCAAGGAAAGTTCCACTGATGACGCGGTTATACACATTGGCACCAACATTTTCGCGAGTTTGAGCCATTGAGAAAGCCAGAGAACCAGCACGACGCATTGAAACTTCAGCGTAGAGGTTATCAGCAAGTTCTTCGCGAGTTACGATGTAACCCAACGAATAGGCGACGTTTGTGCCTCTTGCGATGTAACCTTGTGCGTGAGAGTCAAACGATGTGCTTTCGCCTTCAGGCTTGATGGGAGCAAGGCCAAAACCCGTCTGTTGAACGAGTTCTTCAAAGTTCTTACTTGAAGACTTCATATCAAACAGTTTCGGATATTGAGCTTCATGCTCGTTATATGAAGCGCCGAACCAAGAGTAAACTCCAGGCCACAGTGCTTTCGGATGATTACCAGTTGCAATAACAGCCATAGTTTATACCCCTGTCCTTCCCTGTACGCTTTGTGTGTCGTTAAACTTCACAAGCCATACTGCATTAGATGCGGTTAGGTCATTATCGGGGCGAGCAACTCCACCAACTACTTGAAGACCAAGCCCGGCGGTGTTAGCGATTCCAGCACTGACAAGCTCACAGTTTGAGTATCCGGTAACGGCTGAACCAGTAGCAGTACTAAATTCGGCGTTGAAGCCAACTCCCGCCAGTCCTATGTTCGCCGATTCCTGAATTTCAAACAATTGGTTATCCGCCAGTACAATATTGGCATATCGTTCCGTTTGAGTAGGCTTGTATTGTAGCGACAAGTTATCCGGGTTTGCCAAAAAAGAGACAACGACCCCATAAGCAGCGTCGGTAGTATCTGCCGTTTCGACGGCTTGCGCACCAGTCAGACCTAAAGCAGCGGTTGAGTTTAACTTTACAACATCGCCAATATAAGCCGTGGTAACGGCCGACGGAAAATACACTAGTCGGGATTGCCCATTAAAGACGCTCCCATCATTTGCCACTGGTCTAAAACCAAATGCGGCATCTGTATTAGCCATATTTCAATTCCTTTTGAAATACTAAAAGAAAAGAGCAAAATTGAAATCGGGCCAATGCCCGACTTAACGAGCTAGTGTGAGTAAGTCACACCCGGTCCATATTGATTTTCAACTTTTGCTCCACCTGATTGTCCCGCTGCGAGGGCTTCATCAACCTTATCGTTGATCTTTTGTTTAGCTGCCTGATCTTCAGTCCAGAACTTTTTGGAAATTTCCATCAAGTAGGCACGAATAACAGGCTCCCCCTTGGAGACAATTTTGCTAACTCTTGAACCTTCATCTGTATTGCCCTGATGTATTGCGCCACTTCCTAATGACGTTGCATGTTCAGGCTTTACAAACTTATAGCCACCGCTTAGTGCCCTTTGAATACGACCATCCTGGTCGTTAAACCACCGTGGTACCATCCTCCGACGCTTAAAACCTTCATTGTCGGCATCCGATAACTGTAGTTTGTACCGAGTTCCACCAAACGGGACTCTTGCTACTTTCCCTTTCTCTCGTTCATCCTTCCTTACGTTAGCCATCCTTGGCCTCCTTATTCCTCGAACTCATAATTTGCAACATAATCTTCCTGCGTCGTAAAACCGTCTTTGACAAAACCGTCACAGGCTTTTTTAGCGTCTGCCGGAAGATTTGCATAAGTACGTTCGATTTCACTACCTTTGGTTTCTAGTTCGCCACCCTTTTCAACTGTGTTAGCTTGGGTCTGCCTTTTGTTCTGAAACTCTTCAGGAAAGGCATCTTTCACCCTTCGGGTAAGTTCCGAGTAATAGGCTGGCCCCGTATAGCCACTGTTGATAACCTGTTCGGCTACACCATCGGCATACGTTGCTAATTTCTCGTTAGTGTTGTACCACTCGTTATTCAGCAGAAATGCCTGTTGGAGTGGATCTAACTGATTGCCCCCGTTGTTCCGGGGTTCGGGTGCGTTAAGGTCTTCCCTTACTCGCTGTATTTCCCTATCTACCCTGGTGAACTCTGCACCATCAGCATCAGTAACCGCTGTGGCACGTTGCGTTTCCAGCTTGGCAAGAAGTTCAGCATTCCTGCTTTTCTCCTTGGCTAGTAACGCACCTTGATATTCACCAAAATCCTTATTGCTTTGCTGAAGCTGCCTGATCTGCGAATCTTGCCGATCAAGGCGTGACTTCATAATGCCTGCAATACGTTCGCCTTTTTCTACAAAGGTCTGGGCATCTACTTTATTGTCGCCCTCGTAATCAGGGTTCCATCCTTGCTCTGTCGCTTCCGCGACGTAATCTCTCTCTTCGGACATTCCTTGTCCTCCTTTCCTCTGGTGTTCCATAAAAACTGTATGTACCAGGATAAAGGCATGTAGTTCCAACTACCTTTGCGCTTTACTCTGAAATACAGCATCTTTCCGTTTACTCTCTTAAAAACACAAAACTTTTCTATATCAGTCCACACTGAAGGGTTTTCTCGATTCAATGCTGGTTTGTGTAACCTTTTCCGAAACCCTGGCAGTAATATCTTCGTCGTGTATTATCCAATACTCTTCCCCGTCCTCTCCGGTGTTTACTGCTCCAGAGTGAGGGGCGAAGGCTATTCTGTCTCCGACTTCGGCAAAAGGCCCTGCGTAACCACTAACGCGATATTCTATCAATTCGCCCTTTGGACTCATTAAGCGTTCAACCCTATGCGTAAACGCATCAGGCCCTACGGCAATGACGTACCCATAGCAAGCAGCCATTTCATGTCGGGTCTTTACATTCGGCGGAAGGATAATCCCGCCTTTAGTCATTTCCTCTAATGAATCTGGCTTTACCAAAACCTTACTACCACACGGTTCTATCCCTGACTTATTCTTCATCATCTAACTCCAAATCTGACCAATTGCCATCAAGAAACTCTAGGAATGCTCCCCATTCAAGTTCCCTGCAAGCATTCTCTACTAAATTTTCTTGCGTTAATTGTGGATTACCCCTAATAAAACTATCTGAACGAGGGGAATTAACAATAGCGCTAAACTCTTTAACACAAAGCTCTTTAAGAGCTAGAGTTACTGGATTTTCCCGCCACTCCGTCTTTTGACGCTCGCTTACTTTCATCTATCTTCGCCATCTCTACTAATGATTTACGGATTGACTCTTGCTCCTTTAAGAGCAATTCGAGTCGTTTGTACTCTGGTGTGTCTGCCGCTACTTCTGCCTGGGCCATCTTCACTAAGATGTCAGCCTGATCTACCATGATCTGAGACTCGGCTTTCATCGCATCAACTTCACCACGCTGCTTCCCTTCCAATGTCCTGCGCTGCATGTCAGCTTTCTTAATCTCTAATTCAGGATCTGGTTGGGGCGGGAAGACATACTGTTCTTGTCCTTCCACCATTTGAGTTGGAAAGACCTCTTTCACATCTGGAATGTCCAGAGAGGCCAGCCAACGCTTCTCTACGGCTATCGGGTTGTATCCGGGGGACATCCCGGCCCTTTCAAGGATCATCTGCGATTTCTGCATCTTCTCTTTGTTTGAGAAGGCATTAGGATCAGCAGCAGGAATTAAGTCTTTGGGGTCTGATGTATAATCAGTTCTTAATATGCTTATATCTGCGTCTTGGTAGGAGAAATAGTTTTCCTGATCAAGATAGATTGCGTTGAGTCTGTAGAGCTTTCTGAACTCTGACCGCATAGAACGATAGATACGTTTGAAAATACCGTTGAAGACCTGAAGAC